AAAGGATCTTCGATCATGCCTAAGAAGTCAAACATTGACTTTTCGACTACGGTTCCGGCGACATACCGGAGTCAAACCGTGACGAATGGTATACCTGGCCCATGGTCAAGTACGCCAGTTACAGGCTGCAGATTGGAGGTTCGAAAGTTGATTCGCGATCCTACGTCACCGACGGAGAAGCGCGAAAAGCCGTATCACAACAAGAAAGTAACCATCCAGTACCCAGATGGGCAGTGGATCTGGAACATCAATCTTGCTGGGACAACATACACGAAAAGCATCGGATGTCCGGGTACGACGGGTTTTAACCAAGGCCTTAGTAGCTTTTACATGTACTATTACAGCCACGGAAAACTCATCTACGCCCCAAGGACCATTGACTGGCCCTTGAATCCCGACCTCCTTTCGCAGGCAGAGGTAAAGTGTTATGCTGCTTTGCGGAATAAATACAAAGAGCTCGACAGCGCGTCCTACCTGAGCTTCGGTTTATGGTTTGGTGAGCGGGCCGAGACGGCCTCTTTGTTACGGGATTGTGCGGTGACGTTCTCGAAATTTATCGTGAGCGTACGGTCTATGAATGCACGGAATGTATCCCGTGCTATTATGGATCTCCGGGCTGATCTTAAGCCCGGTGCTGTGTACAGGCGGGTAAAACGTGAGATTGCTCTCATGCGAAACCGTCTCCTGAAAAAGCAGAAAGGAGAAGTTATCCTGCGGAATCTTCCAAAGGAAACTCTGTTCACAGCAAACCGCCTGGTCCTCGCCTACAATCTGGGCGCGGCACCACTTCTGCGGGACCTGGACTCTGTCTATAAGGCAATGCTCCAGACAGTGGCGGACCCCACGGCTTTGATGATAAAAGCCAAAGCATGGGTTATCCGACAAGACATCGGTACGAACGTGGTGAAGTCCACCAGAGGCCATGTAGTGGAGAAAACGAGGGTTAACTCTCTCGTCCGCTATACGGTCACTATGGTGTGTCAGCCTGCTCTAACAGAGAGGGCGATACTTGAACGAGCGGGATTGGCGAATGCTCCATCCTTGCTGGCCGAATTGACCAGTTGCTCGTTCATTATTAACTATTTCTACCCGATCCTTGACTACCTGAAAGCTACTTCGACGCCTCTGGCGTTTGAGTGGTGCGACGGTAGCTACAGCGTGAAGGTCTCCCATCTGCAAGAGACGGAGATACGGTCCACTTCACGGGCAGGGCCAATGTTGGCAAAGGGGTTCTATAGACATATGGAACACCGGCGGAAGGTGTAC